CGGCGGATCGGGATCTGATGGACTGGGCGCGGGAGCGGGGTGGGTTCGAGCCTGCGGCAGCTCCGCGGCCGGGCAATGCCGATGCGGCGGTCGAGGATGGGTGGGCCTAGTCGTGGCGGGCGAACTCACCGTGATATAGCTCGGCCGCAGCCCGGCGTGCGGCGATCGCTTCTTCCAAGGTGTCGAAGTGGCCGAGGTGAATCTCCTTTTTGTTATGCATGATCCGAGCATAGTACTTACCGAACTTAAAACGGATTCCTTTCACCCCCGCAGTATACTTCTTAGATCTTCTGGAGTTAGCTCTATTATTAGAGGAGCTTGCCGCTCGAATGTTTGATATTCGATTGTTGGAAGGGTCGCCGTCGCGATGGTCCAGCTCAGTCGGTACGGGCTCGCCGTAAATGATTAACCATGCGAGCCGGTGCCCGAGGTAGAGGCGCCCGTCGAGCATGATCGAGACGTACCCGTGGGAGGAGGCGCCGGCCGGTTTTCCGGCAAAGCGCTTGTTCCACACTTTGCAGTCCCGTTCTCCTCGGCGAAAGCGATCCGGTGTTTGCGGCAACCAGATGTACTGGCCGGTTTCCGGGTCGTAGGCGAGCCTCTTGCAGGCGTACTCGCGTGGGGGCAGATCTCGGGCAGCCATCTAAGCCTCCGTGAAAGGTTTGGCTGGTCAGGGCGCCGGCTGATCGTTGATAGCGATCGTCGGCGCCTGCTGTTATAGCACGCCTGTCATGTTAACCGAAGCCCGCAGCACTCTTTTCCGTTGGCGCATCGATCCGAATGCATTTGTTCGGGAGGCGTTCGAAGCACAGCCCGAGCCGTGGCAGGAGGAAGTGCTCAACGCCTATGCCGTCGAGGACCGGATCACCATCCGCAGCGGACATGGCGTCGGAAAATCCTGCCTGCTCGCCTGGATCGTCATCCACTACATGCTGACCCGTTATCCGGTTAAGGTAGCTGCGACTGCGCCCACGGGTCACCAATTAGTTGATGTTCTGCTCCCCGAAATCGCGTATTGGGTGAGACGGCTTCCTTCTGGGCTGAAGGAACAAATAATAGTTAAGGCCGATAGAGTCGAGCTTACGGCTGCCCCCAAAGAAAGCTTCCTTGTCGCGAGGACAGCAAGAGCAGAAAGCCCGGAAGCGTTACAAGGCCTCCATGCGAGCAACATGATGTATGTGATCGACGAAGCGAGCATTGTCCCTGACATCATTTTCGAGGTTGCGCAGGGCGCTATGTCTACGCCCGGTGCCAAGACTATTATGACCGGGAATCCCAACCGGCCAGAGGGCTACTTCTACCGCAGCCATATGCCGGATTCCGGCTACCGGCGGTTCAAGGTCGGCTGCGAGGAGAGCAGCCGCGTCGACCCGAAATTCATCGCCGATATGAAAGCCCAATATGGGGTTGAAAGTAACGTATACCGTGTTCGCGTTGCTGGCGAGTTCCCGCAGCAGTCGGATGACGTGCTCATCGGCATCGGCCTGATCGAGGAGGCGGTGGAGCGGTTCAAGGAGCGACATGCCCTGGAGATGCGGCTGGTCGAGGATGGAGAGGCGCTGCAGGCTGCTCCCAAGCAGCTCGGTCGGCCGCCGATTGGTGCCCCGCCGACCGGGAAGCGCAAAAGTACGATCTTCCCCACGGTTTGGGGAATTGACGTTGCCAGATTCGGCCCTGATGCCAGTGTTTTATGCGAGCGTCGCGGCCCGATCGTCCCGACAATCATCTCCTGGCAGAAATTATCATCGATGGAATTGGCCGGACGCCTCGTGCGGCTGTACGAGCATACCGATGAAGAGGATCGCCCCGAGAGCATCTACATCGACAGTATCGGCGTGGGCAGTGGCGTCCTCGACCGGCTCCTGGAGCAGGATATGCCCGTGGTAGGGGTCAATGTTACCGAACTACCCGGTATAGCCGGAGAGGGATTCAAGCTACGCGACGAATTATACCTGCGTGCGCGTGACTTTTTCTTATTAAAAGATGCAGCAGTTATCGATCATGCTGGTTTGATTAAAGATTTATCTACGATAACTTACCGATTTCACTCCACTGGTCAATATCGTATCGAGGCCAAGGAGCTGCTCAGAAAGCGCCTTGGTCGCTCGCCCGACTTTTCCGATGCCCTGTGCATGACATTCGCAGATGGGCCGACCTCCCTGATCAGCCCGATCTCGACGAAAAAGGGCAGCAGCAACTGGGGCCGCATGGCCAAGATCGACACGAGTTGGGTAGCCTGACATGGCAGCTGACACCTACGACCTCACCGCCGATCCGGAAGCGCTGGACGACGGCTATGACGACGAGGAGGGGACATCCACTACCCTTAAGGGTGTGGAGGACGAGACCGGCCGTGACCATGCGGAGCTGACGGACGAGGAGTTCGAGGATGCGGTCGAGGCTCTCGTCTCAGAAGCCGTTAGTTTCGCTGACGACGAAGTTAGACCCGAGCAAGAGAGAGGAGCTAGATACTACCGAGGAGAATGTGACCTTACTAGTCAAAAAGGCCGTAGCAAAGCCGTCAATCGGGTCGTTTATGAAGTTGTATCTGGTATTATGCCAGATCTCATACGAATCTACACCACCGTTGATCGACCAGTCAGCTTCCTTGCCAAGACGCAAGACAAAGTCCCCTTAGCCGAGCAGCAGTCGGATTATGTCTCATATGTCCTGGAATGCAACAACTGGTTCAGTTTACTTTACGATAATGTCTGGAATGCCCTGACAACTAAGGTCGGGATCTTCAGGACTTACTGGAATACGGACAAGCAGGTCCGTTACGTTGATTTTACCCGGCTGACCGAGGAGGAGTACCTCGTCCTGAGCGCCAGCAAGAGCACGTTCATCGGCAAGGTGAAGGTGGTCGAGGAGGGGCAGGCCGACGGCAGCGTCATGAAGTACTATTCCGGCACCGTGCGCAAGGAGAGCGGCAGCGGCCGGATTTCGGTGGAGAACATCGACCCCGCCGAGTGGATCGTGGACCGGCGCGCGACCGGGCCGGAGGATGCGCTCATCCAGGGGATCGCCTCTTTCAGGACGGTCGATGATCTGGTGGCCGCCGGCTACGACCGGGGCGAGCTCCTGGACATGGCCGAGGACAGCCCGTTCGGGGCCGATGCGAGCAAGAGCAAGCTGCGTGAAGACCGGATGTTCAAGACCGATGAGCCCGTGCCGGTCGAAGGGCTCAAGTGGGTAGAGTACATCGATGTGCTCGTTCGTTTGGACCGAGATGGCGATGGTATCCCTGAACTTACTCGCTGTGTGCTGCTCGGTAGCGCTCACGAGCTGAAGACCACTGAGAAGGTCGATGCCAGCGATTACAGTTGGTGGTCGCCGATACGGATTCCGCACAGTCCGATTGGCTTCGCGCTGGCCGACATTACTACAGATCTACAGGATCAAGGGACCGCCGTACTGCGTGGTTTGCTGGACAATATCTATCTGGCAAATACGCCCCGGCAATGGGCTGTGCAGAACCAGATTAACCTGGACGATCTTTCGGACTTCAGGTTCGGCGCCACCATAAGGATGCGGCAGCCGGGGATGGCGGGCTATCTGGAGACACCGCAGGTGGCGACGCAGAGCCTGGCCGGGATGGAGTATCTCGACAAGATCAAGGAGCGCCGTACGGGCTATTCCGACGCCGCCATGGGGATCGATCCCAAGGCGATGCAGTCCACTACCCTCATGGCCATCAGCAGCACCATTTCGGCCGCCAGGGCCAGGGTGGAGCTGATTGCGCGGATCTTCGGCGAGGTGGCGCTGACGCAGCTGTTCAAGCGCATTCTCCAGCTCTCGGTGAAGCACGACGATCGCAAAAAGATCGTGCGGCTGCGGGGCAATTTCGTCGAGGTGGACCCGGCGCTTTGGGATTTAGATCTCGATTTGACCGTAAACGTGGGCCTTGGAAGGGGCACTTTAGACGAGAAAACGATGGCTCTCGGCCAGATCGCGCAGAAGCAGGAGCAGATTCTGATGCAGCTGGGGCCGGGGAATCCGCTCTGCAGCATGAGTAACTACAGATTCACCCTCGGCAAAATGGTCGAGATGGCGGGCTTCAAGGAGGTCGATAGCTTTTTCCAGCCGATCCAGGCCGTGCAGCAGGGCGAGCAGGCGATGAAGCAGGCGCAGGGCCAGCAGCAGCCGAACCCGGACATGATCAAGGCCCAGGCGGCGGTGCAGCAGGTTCAGGCGCAGACTCAGGCGCACATGCAGAAGGCGCAGCTCGATTCCCAGATCGCGCAGCAGAAGCTCGGCTTGGAGATGCAGCGGATGCAGAACGAGCTGATGATCAGCAAGGCCCGCGCGCAGACCGACATGATGACGACGCAGGCAAAGGCCCAGAACGAGATGCAGATCGCGCAGCTCAAGGCGGGCGTGGATGCCAGCCTTAAACATCAAGAACTCCAAGCTGAAATTGCACTAGAGCCGCTCAAGATGCAGCTGCATCAGAAGGCCGGTCAGGGCAACATTCCGCAGCAGAAGACCTGAGATGGACCCTGATCCGGTCACCGAGGAGCTGATCCAGGCCGTCGATCACGAGCTGCAGCTGCTCCTGGCTTTGAGCGAGGATTTCCGCCGGCTCGTGGAGTTGGCCGCTGAGACGGGTCGTAGGCATCATGAGTTGTATATGTCGTGGTTGGCTGCCTTGGCAGACATTGATGAGAGAACGCTGCCAAGTGGCAGTTTCGTCCCGAGATTCGTAAAAAAGTAGCATGTTTGGAACGAAACCACCGGACGCATACCGCGATTTGCTGTTGCCAAGGCGTTCGGGGGAGATCATAGCGGCGTACGAAGCCCTCACAGAGGCGGAAGTGCGGTCGTTAGCGCTTTCAATCCTGGAGAATCCACTGTTTCGGTGGGTTCTGGTGGACTTCCAGGCTCAGGCGATCGAGACCATCAAGCTCGGTCTGTCCGACCTGGAGCTGCGCCGCCAGAGCTTCATTCTCGAGGCCGTCGAAAGTCTGCTTGGAGCCCTTGTTGGCAAAGCTTTTGAACCAACGGAAATCCCGCCCGCCTGAAGACTCCGATGAGGAGCAGCCTTTAGGCGATGGCGGATTCCGTGTGGGCGACGGCCGCAAGACCTACCCCACCGTCGCAGCGGCGGTGGCCGACATGCTGGATGGCGACGGACTCCTTTCAGAGGAGCAGCCCGTTGCCCGTGGCGTGTCTCGCAGAGCAGCGCCCGATGGAGCAGCCCGCGCTGGTGACAGCGAGGACTCCGATGGGCTGGAGGAGCCTGCCGACGAGCGGGAGCCCTCTCATCCTGAAGACGACGATGCGTCCGACGACGAATCCGACGAGGGAACCCGGGAGCAGTCCGACGAGGACCAAGCCGAGGGTCAACCCGACGAGGATGAGGACGAGGACAGGCCTTCCAGGGATCGGGTACCCGAAGGCTTCGAGGTCGAGCTTGCCCCCGGGCAGAAAGTTACGATCAAGGAGCTGCGCGAAGGTTATCTGCGTCATAAGGATTACACTCAAAAGTCGCAAGAAGCTGCCGAGATCCGTAAGCATGCTCTTGAGACGCGGCAGTATTCGGACCAAGTCAGGACCGAGTATGCCTCGAAACTGGACCTGATCAATCGGGCGCTCTTCAGTGTCTACGAGGAAAGACCTCAGGAATACTGGGAGCAGTTGAGGCAGAGGGATGTCTCTCGCTACATGCTCGAAAAGGAGGGCGAGCGTGAGCAGCGGGAGAAGATGAACGCGATCGTCGGTGAGCATCAGGCGGAGGTTCAACGCTTCCATGCCGAAGCTCAGCGGCGGCACGCCGAACGCCTCGTCGAATCCCGAAAGGTGCTCGCGCAGGAGGTCCCCGCCTGGGCCGACCCCAATAAACTGCAGCAAGGGACGCAGCGTCTGCGGAACAAGGCTGTAGAGTATTACGGGTTTCCGTCCAGCGACCTGGACGGCATCGTGGACCACCGGGTCGTCCTGGTGCTCCGTGACGCTATCCGCTATCGCGAGGCGATGCAAAAGGGCACCAGCCCGGCCAAGACCGCCGCTCAACCACGGCAGACGGTCAGTCGTCCGGTGCCTTTCGTCAGCCAGAAACGAGGAAACGGTCTCGATCAGAAGAAAGCCCTCAAGAAGTTCGCCAACTCCGAGGGTCACTTCGCCAATCCGGAAGCTGCCGTCAACTTCCTGCTCTCTAGAGACAAACGCCATGAGGAGTAGAGTTGATGGCCTTCGCAAGTGCGGTGGCGGGTAGTTATACAACCGGCAGCCCGGCCGCTGTTCCTTCTGCCGTAGGTATCCGCGAGGATCTCTACGACGCTATTGCGCGGATCTCGCCGACCGATGTCCCGTTCTTCTCGAACGCCACCAAAGGCAGTGTGAAGAACACGATTTTCGACTGGCTGGTGATCGAACTGGCTGCTCCCGATCTTACCAACAAGCAGCCCGAGGGCTTCGAGGTCAACGCTTACAGCGCGACCAAGCCCGTTCGGTTCAATAACAACACCCAGATCTTGGCCAAGGCCTGGGCCGTCAGCCGCACGATGGATGTCGTGGATACGGCGGGCCGCGCCAAGGAGCGTCGCTTTCAGCAGGTCCTGAAGGGCCTGGAGATGCGCCGTGATCTCGAGAGCATCCTGCTCACGCCGCAGGCCAAGAGCGCGACCGATCCCAGGGCTATGGGAACCCTTGGGAGTTGGATCACGAACTTGTCGCACGGAGGGGGAACTCCTCCTGCTGGGACGGGCGCCGGAGTATATAATCCTGCCGGCGCTACGGCTAGGGCCTTAACCCTAACACTTATCGAAGACGCGCACCAAGCGGCGTGGGGTGAGGGTGGAAGTCCTACCATGCTGCTGATGAGCGGCGCGAACAAGCGTAAGTTCAGTACGCTGGGCGAGGGGGCTAGCCCAGCCGGCACGGTGGCTATCAATAGGGTGACGACTACGCCCGCGCAGCCGGTAACCCTGATCGGGGCGGTTGAGGCGTTTTTGAGCGATTTCGGCCGGCTCGAAGTAACTCCAGACCGCTTTTGCCCGTCAACGGCCATCTACTTAATTGACACCGACTGGATCGAAATAGTTTCTCTCCCTGAGAGCAACTTCGTCAATGAGGAGCTGGCAAAGACCGGCGACTCGACTAAGGGGATGCTTACATATGAAGGGAGCCTGCGGACTAGGGCTCCGAAAGCTCATGCCGTAATTTACGATATACTTTAACCCTATTTAGGTTTCCTAGATAGGTGAAAAGCATGCTCTCCCTGCAGCTTTTCGGCGGCTTTCAGATAAGCGGCGCGTGCTTCTTCGACGGTCTCGAACGAGCCCAGGTAGGCGTACACGCCGTTTGCCGTGATTTGGGAAAAGTAAGGCCGGGCTATGCCCGGCTTGCTGTTCAGGCCAACGCCGCGCGGCAGATCATGTCGTGGGCGCACGCTGCGGGAGTTTTGCATCTGCTGAGAAAATGTAACGAGCCGCAGATTTGCCCATCGGTTGTTGGCCGGGTTACCGTCGATATGATCGATCTGGAAGCCCGGTTCCGGGTAGGCGCCGGTCATCCAACACCAGATGATCCGGTGCGCCCAGACCTGTCGGTTGTTGATCCGTCCGGCGAGGTGGCCGAGGTTGTTGCTGGGCGTATTGAGGGCGAGTGTGCCTGCCCATCGCTTGTTCCAGCGGTTGGCGTTCATCGCCTGTGGATTTGGAACTGGCCTCCAGGCTCGGTTTTCGGCTGGAAACATGTAGTCTGGTCGGTGTTTCCACCACAATTCCCCGGTCAGTTCGAGGTAAATCATCAGCAGCCGGAGCGTTTCCGGCGCTTCCCAATCGATCTCCATGACTTATTCCTTCGCTTTGTCGACAAGGCGAAGGTTTTCAAGTCTGCAGTTGGCTTTATCGCCGTCGATATGCTCGATGTCCTGGTCGGGCGTAGGCCACGCACCTTTCTGGTGGCACCAGACCACATAGTCGAGGCGGAGACGTTGTCCGTCCAGACGCATGTAGAGGTAGCCGTCGGCGCCGATCTTGGTGGCGACGGGCTTCCCGGCGAAGCGTTTGTTCCAGAGAGCGAGACCGCGAGCGGACGCTGCCTCGCGTTTGGCTTGCGGGTCGATAAAAGGTTTGGTTTTCATGGGTGGGACCGAAGTGTGTTGCAGCACGCTTCGGTCCTGCCTGATCGCGCTGCACAGCGCAACGAGTTTCCTTGCCTCCCGAGAACGCGCTCATGGGGCCGCCGTCTCCGTCTGACTGCCCACACTTTGGCGGCCCCTTTTTTCCTTGGAGGTGACGCATGCTGCACAACTGGCGCCTGATCCTCGATAATCCGCTCACCCGGGTCCGGACCTACGCCAAGTACCAGGACGACGAGCTGATCTGCCGCGACGTGATGAGCGCCGACGACGCGAATACGCTAGCCGATCGGGTAAGTGAGGCACGAAACGGGAACGACTGGCGGTATAAGTTGCGTGGGTCCACGCAGCAGCATCGGACCCATATCGCGACTATACCTGCGGTTGTGGTAAATGACCTGATGCGTCAAGGCATATGGGGGAATGCCGAGCGGATGACCCGCTGGATGAACGATCCCGACAACGCCATGTGGCGCACGAACGGCGGGCACGTGAAGATCAAGGAGGCCTAAGTGGCGACCGGCGTCGTCCAGTTCGGCAGCCTCGGCGATCTCATCCAGAGCATCGCGATGTACCTCGACGTCGACAATACGGACAACACTGATCCCACCGTCGTAGCCATACCGGGTTTTGTGAAGCTCGCCGAGGCGACGATCGGCCGTCGCCTAAGGTGTCAGGAAAACCTAGCCCGGGCCGTTACGACGCTCGACTATCCCGAGGAGCTGTTGCCGACCGATTTCGGCAGCATCCGCAGTGTCATGGTCGGGCCGGTCGGCGGGCCGTTCACGCCGCTTACATATCTGCGTCCCGATATTTTCGAGCAGGTACCTGACCCAAACGAGT